TCAATGTGTACAAAACGGTTTGCTAACGGAGCAGGCATACGATATGTAACGCCTTTGTCTGATTCGCGGTTACCCGCAGCAACAATGATAACATTGTCTGGCAGTTTATATTGTCCTACACGACGATTCAAAATTAACTGATATGCTGCCGCTTGTACAGCAGGAGCAGCTGAGTTCATTTCGTCAAAGAAAACAACAATATTGTCGTATTGTGCAGCAAATTCTTCGTCTGGCAGTTCACTAGGAGACCCCCAAACCATTTTACCCAGGTTAGCATCAAAATATGGAATGCCTTTAATATCAGTTGGCTCCCAAAGAGATAGTCGAATATCGATCAAATGTGAGTTAGGCAAACTATCTGTAATTTGAGCAATAATATCAGACTTACCAATACCAGGAGGACCCCATAAAAAGATTGGACGTTTTTTACTCATTGCATGTTTAATTGCAATTTTCGCTTTGTTTGGACTTAGAGTACGTGTTACTTCCATTTTTGTATTCCTTTTCTAATCAGTGCTATATCTTATATTAGCAACAATTTGTAAGTTAGTCAACCTCTTTATAAAGTTTACGGATTTTAGCACGGTCGCTGTAACCGATGCCTTGTTTCCAAAGAAAGTAGTCAAAATACTGATCACAATCAATATCGTCGTCTTCTGCGTCTGCAAGAAACTCTACTGCCTTTTTCCAGTTACAATCGCAGAACTTCATAGTTGCTGCAACTTGCTTGCGGAACTCTACCAGTGCAGCAGCTTCAGCAGCCGCTTGCTCATTCATAGAGCGATCCATCTCCTCGCAAAGCATGTCCCAGCACTCTTGCTTCTCAGCAGGTGTGTACTCTGCCCAGTCGTCGAAGAAACGCTGTGATGGACGGAAGCCATATGCATCTTTGTGAAGATCGCTAATGATATCGTCGCTATATGTAAACATGTGTGAACCCTCTGTGTTCTGTTGCCCTATACATATAATATAATATATGTTTTATCGATTGTCAACCTTTTTTTAAAACTTTTTTCCCATACCGGGCCAGCCTTCTAATAAGCCTGTATCTTCCCATTTACGACCAGATTCTTGCATATTTAATTCAGGGTACTTTCCTTCTTTTGCGACATACTCATCAACAAAGTTTTTCTCAATTGCATGAAAATCAACAGGAATAGTTTGCATTTCTGTACCTGTCATTGTGGGTACTGGAACCGTAACAACATCTGCCCATACACAATAAATTTCAACACACTTACCTTGATTAATTTTTTGTGTGAGATAATTCCATACAGCATATGTTCTTGCACTCATACCAAATGCATAACCACCACAATAGGCATCAAACGTTGATTTGATACCACCTTTTGCTTGTGATCCACCTAGCTTGTGTATTTCCCCATCAACTACAATAGCGTATACTCTGCCTCGATTGTCTTTAAGAAGTTCTTTTGAAATGTTTGCATCAGGAATTAAAGCAAGTTTTTTATCATGCCCTTCTCTACGTACAAGTTGACCTACTTTAGTCATTGTAGTTATATAATCGATTTGCATAGTGATGCCCTTTTTGTTACCCTATACAATTATATTAACGTGAAATAATTTATTTGTCAACCTTTGATCTTGACATTGCTTTTGTTAATCCATATTTGCGCAAATCTCCACTAAACAAACCAAGTTCAACTGCTTTACGTTCGTTTGTAACCGTAATACTTCTATTTGTTAGGTAATATGGACAATCAATAAATTGATCTAAAAAAATAATTACTTGTGTAGTTAATGGCATTTCTCTAGGATATGGTATATCATAAGTTGCTAATCCTATTTTTTGCACTACATCAAAGCCTTCTTGTGTAAGTCTAAGTCCACCCACTTTTTTGTCTCTAGTATTATACCACCATAAAGGCATCATTGCTTTTACATTTTGTTCGTTAGTGCTTTGTCCTAATTCACGTAAAAACAACTTTGTAAAAACTAGTTTGTTTGACATTAGATTTTTTCACCAGAAGTTAGTTTATAAACACTAAAATCTTCTGTTTTAAACATGCTATTAAGTTTTTTTGCAAGATTATGTGCATGTCCAGGATTAGAAAAACTTGTTTTCTTATACTTAGGACCAGGATAGTTTGTTAAAGAATTTGAGCTTTTTAGATTAAAAGGTTTATCTTGGTAGAAAACTGCCCAAATTGCTTCAGCATCTAAAACTTGCTCACATTTGTAAGTTGCAGGGTTAGTATATTCTAATTTAATAGTAGGCTTTGGTCTGCTCATATGCGTATCCTTTAATATAAACTACGCATATATTTATCTCTTTTTAGTTAACAGGGAGTTTATTTCCACTCCCCAGAGTCCATACTAATTTCTATTATTTGATCTTGATTAAGTTTTTCTATTTGTTCTGATATAATTTTTTCTAAATCACCATTTAATCTTGCCATTACCTCTCCTAAAGTAAAGGCAAGATTTTTAGCTTGTACAATATCTAACTTAACTTCTCTAGCTCTGCTTGCTTCTGCTTGCTTGACCTGCTGAAAAAATTGCTGAATACTGCTAGTATTAATTGGATCGGTTGGCATTAGCTAATGCTACTTTCATTTCTAATTCAGTTTTAAAAGGACCCATAAAGTCATTACGTTCGATAGTAATTAATTTAGGACAAAAACTTTTCAGCCAGTTTACATTAAACTTTACTAGATAATAACCGGCACAATATACCGACTTAGATTTTTCACTTTTAGTAAAAAGAGGTAGTTTTCTTTGAATGTCAAACATACTATTATATGGAATACTTCTAGTAGGATACCCGTGAACTTCTTTTTCTTGTTTTGAGTTGGTATCTGTAATGTTAGCAATTAGGAAATTTTTACCAAATTGTTTTTTTAATTGGTGTTCTGATTTGTAAACATCTACTTTACCTTTGCTAGAAATAACAAAGCCGTCGTCCTCTTTACTAAGTGTACCAATTCGCACACCTTCTTCTTCAACAATCCAAAATTTATTTGCTAAAACTGGTTTTGCTTTTATTGTCATTCATACCTCGCTTGTAATGGTTCTGCATATTGTGCAGCATTATCTGCAATACGCTGAAGATCCCAACGGGCACAAAACTTCATTAGTCTCATACCAACTTGTGATACATTCTTGCTATCTGCTGATTGGATAGTGTTATTTATTTCTTGTCTAATGTGTTCGGGCTGTGCAGTCAAGTCACACAAGGTAACATTGCGTGTATAATCATCCAGCACACGATGTTCTACACCTTCGTGATCTACCCAACGCTGTAGCATCATATTGTTCCAGTTATAACCTTTTGTTTGTTTATCTGCAAATGCTTCTTGCAATCCTACTTTGTTCTTTGTGCCTTTTTTACGAACACCAGGATATGCACTAAACACATTGTCACTAGTGTCACCACGCATACACTTCTCAAACAACATAAATGCTGGATTAGGTGCTTCTTTAGGTTCTTTAGTTTTCTTATCTAATACAGGTGAACCTTTGTCATCAAAGTAACCTTCATGTGTAATAGTAGTATTACTAACACCGTTGTATTGACGTACATTGGGTGCAATTAATTGTGCAAAGTCGCCATCTGTACTAATAATAACATGGTCATCGTTAGGATGATTTTGTATCCAACCTGCAATCAAATCATCTGCTTCTAGTACAGGATTATGCAAAACGGTGCAGTTAGTCTTGTCTGTAACAAACTCTTTAAACTCATCAAAGATTTCCCAAAACACTTTATCTTCTTCTGCTTCACGTGGAGTAAGTGCATCACGTGCTTCTTTGCGATTGCGCTTGTAAGGCTCATAAAAGTCCTTACGCCAACTGCGTCCTTCTAAGCAGAAAACAACGTGCGAACCGTTGAAGTCCTGCCATGCTTTCTTAATGCTGTTAAGGGTGATGTGCATTGCCATGCCAACTTTAGTATCAATGTCTCCACGTACAACGTGTCGAGCACGGAAAAATGTGTTAGCAGTGTCAATAAGAATGTATGTCATTAGAATGCCTCTTTGTAGCCTTGTTCAATAGCATTATAGTATACAACAGAGCCTTCGTCAAGAGATAATTTTTGTGTAAGATATTTGTAAGTGTCTTTGTAAAAGTCAATTTCAACCAACTCCTTGCGGCGTCTTACACTAAACGCCATACTATG